GGAATCGTCAGCATGTACCCGGTTGAGTCACCCGCCGTGAATGTTTCGGAGCTGTTGCTGATTGTTACACCTGTGACAACGATTTGCTCCCCCAGCGTCAACCGACCGAGAACGCCCAGCACGTTCAGCTTGTCGGATTCGTCCGCCGTTTCCACGTCCGCGCTTGACCGCAATGGGATAAAGCGGAGCCGGTTATCCGGCGTGATGGTCCAGTTCCCGCCATGCACCGCACCGATGTAACCGAGGACGCGCTGCATTGTCAGTCCCGCGGGGGCGGGAACGACGTACTCGGCGCCGCTTTCGATGTATTCCCATGTCCGGGAATCGACCTCGACACCGATATAAGAGGCGATTTCCAGAATCACGGCAATCATGGTTTTGGGCCAGTCAGCCGCGTCCACGATGGGATATGCCGCGTTCGCCTTGAGCATCGCGTCGTAGCATTGGAGCGTGCGCAAGCCCGTCACGGGGTCTGTTTTGCGCCTGCTGATAAAGAATGTCCCCGCGGGGAGCCATTCGCTGTATTGAAAATCCGAGTTTGTCGGATATTCTGACACACTCGGGAACAGGGACTCATCGGGGAATGTTCTGGAAATGCCGCTGACTTCGTACCCGATGCGTTTCTTAATCAGGATTTCAGCGGATTTCGGGATGGTGTTTTGCGTGAGAATGGAAAAAGAAAGCGTTGCGGACACACAGTTTCCAACGGACAGCGCGTCGTTACAGAGGGACCGACTGATTTTGGGCGCAGAAATGGAGGCGTAGGAAACGCCTCCAATTTCTGCCGCTGTTTCAGTCCGATAGGTGCCGGTCGCCGCAATCGCTTTCCAGAGCGCGCTCCTGCTTTGCATGGACCGTTACCTCTCAATCATGTTAAATGTCATGCCCTCATAGAAAGTTTTCTGCTTTCCCTTGTCATACCGCTGTACGCCGAAAGGCCGCGTATCAGTGTAAAACTCATGCGTTTCCTGCCGGTTGGTATCAGGGTTCAGAATCATCGCGTCGTAGTAGGTGGGCTTGAGGACGCTTGCAAGCATCGTGTGGATCTCTTCCGGGAGCTTGAGCATCTTGACCTCATATTTCAGCTTGTCAGCGATTTTCGTCCGAAACATATCGCCCGTCTGAATGTCGCGTCCGGAGCCGTCTGCGTTCAAACCGTTGCCTGTGGGTGTGATAGACTCTACCCATTCCGTGAAGTCATAGCCGCTGATTTTCAAAATAGGTGTCGCCATATCAGCCCTCCTTATCCGATCAGCGGCGACACGCCGAGCGCCTGTGTGCGCCGGTTAATGTCGTCGATGATGTACTGAACAAAACTATCGGGGTCAAAGCCGTTGCGTCCGGCATATTCACGCAGCGCAGACTCAAACGCGGACGAAAGAGTGCTTGTCTGCGAACCTGTGGCGGAGATAATCGTTTGAATGATTTCCTCCGCCGCCTCTGCGATGGCTGCTTTCAGTTCTGCGGTTGACCGCCTGATTTCCGCTGTGATTTCATACGGAACGATGGAGCCGGTGGAATACGCGGGAGCCGCATAGGTGACTCCGCTCGTCAATGCGGCGAGCTGCTTCGCCAGTGTAGCGTCACCTCCCACAAGCTGCACCGCCAGCGGACCGCTCATGTTGGTGAGGGACAGGATGCCGGAAATGATTGCGTTCGCGCAGTCAGTCATGCGCTGACCGATGTACGCGGCCAGGCCGTTCACCGCCGTTTCCATACCCGCCAGCACCGCCGAATAAATGGCGCTTGCAATCTGTGAACGGTTGAGGACTTCCGTGCGCCCGTTGACATGGCCGACCACCTCCGGGCCAGCTTCACCGGCAAGGAACAGGGAGCCGTGCGCCCGCGCCGTGCCGCCCGCGTATGCCTGCACCTTCCCGGCAATGTCGCGGATGATGCCGCCCGCGGCAAACTGCGGAATGTCGCGCCAGTTCCCGCCGACTGTCAGGATGCCGCCCTTTTCCCTGATGCCGAGCCAGTTCTTGACAGATTGAACAGCATTGTTCACCCAAGAGAGGGTGAGCTGGACTGTCCGGCTGATTACGCCTGTTCCCGTGGCGAGGTTCCATGCAGGATCAGACGAATATCCGCCGTTCTGCGCCTTGACACTGACTGCTCTACTGATTCCCGCCGTTTCTGTGGCGAGTTTCCACGCAGGATCAGACGAATACCCGCCGTTCTGCGCCTTCACGTCAACTCTCCTGCTGACCGTGGTTGTTTCTGTGGCGAGTTTCCATGCCTCAGAGTTTGAATAGCTGTCTTTCTGCACTTTGGCGTTGACCGTCGCCGTTTTTGTCGTGTCGCCAGCCTGAATTGCTGTCCACGCATCCGCTACCCATGTATAGGCTTTCTGCACCGCGCCCTGCACCGTGCTTGTGCCGGTCTGCACGACGGTCCACGCATCGTTGACCCATGTGGACGCCTTCGTTACAGCGCCTTGCACGGTCTTTGTGACCGTGCTTGCGGTCATCTGCGCGGCCTCCCATGCGTCCGCTACCCATGTCCCCGCTTTTTCGACTGCCGCCTTGATGGTCTTGAACACGGGCGCGTCGGTCAGGTCATTAAAGGTCTGCCGCGCTGTGGTAAAGGTGTTGTCGATGATGCCCTTGACGGTCTTGAACACATCCTTATTCACGAAAGCGTCAAATGTCGCCTTTGCCGTGTTAAACGCGGCCTCTACCGTTCCTTTGATGTGTTTGAACACGTCACCGTCCACGAAAGCATCAAAGACAGCCTTTGTCGTGTTGAACACGTTCTCCACGACGCCCTTGATGTGCTTGAACACGCTGCCGTCCACGAAAGCGTCAAAGACGGCCTTTGTCGTGTTGAACACGTTCTCCACGACGCCCTTGATGTGTTTGAACACGTCACCGTCAATGAAAGCATCAAAGGTGTTGCGGGCATTGGTGTATGTGGATTCGATGATGCCGCCGATGTGCTTGAACACGCTGCCGTCCACGAAAGAGTCAAACGTGGACTTCACCGAGGTATACGCTTCGTCGATTTTGCCCTTGACAACCTTGAACACGTCGCCGTTGATGAAAGCGTCAAAGGTATTCTTCGCAACATGAAAAGCGCTATCGACAACGCCTTTGACATGCTTGAACACGTCGCCGTCCCGGAAGTTATTGAACGTGTCCTTTGCCGCGTCAAAGGTCTTATCAAGAAAGCCGCTAACCGTCTTTACAACGGAGCCGCTTGTCAGCGTATCAAATGCTGCCTTCGCCCGGTCGAACGTACTCAGGACAAAGCCCGAAATCGTCTTTACCGCCTCGGAGTCCTTTACGCTCTCCCATACCTGTTGTGTAGCGGTCCATGTGTCATCCACCGCCAGCTTGATTGTACCGATGGGGTCCTTGAAAAACTTTTGGATCGGCTGGACAAGATTCTTTTTCAGCCATTTACCGATGTTCTTCACGCCGGACAGCATACCCTCCAGCAGCCCATCAATAAGATACCCGCCGATTTCAGCCATGACTTTTGAGGGCGAGTTAATGTCAAACAGCTTTTTGAACCAGTTGACAATAGGATCGACGATATTCTCCTTGATCCATTGACCGATGCGGGCGATAGCCCGAAACATACCCAGCAGCAGGCCGCCGATCAGATACCCGCCGAGCTGGACGAACTTAACAAGAATTTCATCCCAATGGATGCCGAGGATCGCGTCTGCAATCGCGTCACCCAATGCGAACCAATCCAGCTCACCGAGGAAACCAATCAGCAAATCCAGAAGTCCAGTCAATGCCTTGCCGAGCGTCCGGGCGATATTAGACCAATCGACCTCTTGTAGCAGATGATTCACCCCATCCGCAAGCGACACGCCGACCTGTTCCCAATCCAGTGTTTCCATCTTCGCCAGAAGATTAGAAAAGAATGTATTCAGCCCCGCGGCGATGCCGGACGCGAACGCGCCCCAATCAAACTCCGAAACGGCGCTGTAAATGAACTCCAGCGCCGAGCCGACACCCTCCGCCAGCAGCGCCCCAATGTCGCTCCACTTGATTGTTTTGACCGCCGCATTCAGTCCTGCGGCGATGGTCGCCCCCGCTTGCAGAAAATCCACATCGCGGAGGAATGTCAGGGCGGCGCTTACGACGGCATTGAGCGCGTTTCCGAACGTCGTACCGACCTTTTCCCACGTTCCGCGCCGCGCAAAGATGGTATTGAGCGTTTCCGCAAAGCCGCGGGCCACACCTTGCAAGGCGTGATTAATAAGCGTCCAGTCGAGGTTGTCGCAGATACCCTCAAGCGTGTCCATGATGGCCGTACCGAGGCTGTCCCAATGGAAATTCCATGCAAAACCGTCGATGAACGAAAACGCTGTGTTGATAGCCTCCGCGACTGTTTTGCCGACGCTGTAAAACAGCCCCGGTGTTTCGAGGACGCCGTTGAGAAGTGTAGCCAGCTTTTTACCCAGCTCCCACGCCTTCGCCTTGATGCCGTTCCAGTCGATGCCGTCAAACGCTTTCTTGATGCGTTCGCCCAGCACCGAACCAACACCGGACAGGTCAGACGATTCCAGCCCATCCGTAATTTCATCGGCAAGCGTTTCGATTTCCTCCGGGATTTCGGACTCCTCAAACATATCTTTCGGGTCCGTTTTGCCGCTGTCCGTGTCTTTCAGGATTTCCAGCTCATCAAAGCCCGCAAGCTGCCGCTTTGCGTCCTTTGCGCTTTTCCCGGTCTTGTCGAGGGATTTTGCGTAATCCTCCTGAACGTCCTTTGCCTCTGTAAAGGTCTTGTTTCCGCTCATCGCGGCGATAAGCTGACCGAGCTTTGCGGTTGCGTCGGTCAGCCCCTCAATGAGCGTGTTCAGCACCGGCGCACCCGCTTCGACAAGCGGGGCAAAGGTTGCGGCAAGCTGATTCTTGAGCTTCGTCAGGGATGACATAACCGACGAGATACACTGATTGACAGAATCAGAATACCGGGCCAGATTCCCAAAGCCCTCTTTAATCGCGGCACGCAGTTTGTTGAACAGCGCATAAATGGAACGGATGCCGAGGCCGTATTTCAGCAGCGTCTTGAACGACGCGCCGAGGCCGATGTTCGTCCGCTTCGCGTTCCTGCCAAGCGTCAGGAAGGACCGAGCGGCATTCTTTGTGTGCCGCCAAAGATTCTTGATGCCGTTGATTGCCGTCCGTCCTGTGACTTGCGCGACGTGCATAGCAGCACGCGCGGCGGTCGTTGCAACAGAGCGGAATGCGTTGCCGAGGAAAGACATAGCCGCCGCTGCTTTCCCCGCCTTTTCGGTATCATGCTCCAGCTCGTCGCCCACGTCTTTCAGCGCGGCGCCAGATTCACCCGCGGGCGCAGTCGCCGCGCTGATTGCGGCAAGCTGCGCCTGATAGCCCGCAAGCTCCTTTTTCAGAGCGGCAAGCTCCTGTAACTGCGTTGCGTACTGTTCGTTGACATTCCCGATCATCTGCTCCTCGACTTCAAGCAGATAGGCGGCTTGATCGTCCTTTGTCGTGTTTCGCAGGTCCCTATCGGTTCCCGCTTTGATTTCATTGATTGCGGAGTGGTAGTCCGCGAGTTTTGCCTCTGCCGTGGCAATCTTCTTTTCGGTCCTGCTGATCTGCGCGTTGACCTGCTTGACCGCTTTCTCTGTCTGTGTAGCGTTTGCCGTTGCGCGGCTGTACGCTGCATCCACCTCGCGCATAGAGTTGACGGCCTCCGTGCTGGACTGCCGCATAGACTGCCCGACGTTTCGCACAGTCCGATGAAAGCGGTCCACCAATTCGTGCATTTTCTTGATACCGACCGCAACGCCAGAGGTATCAATGCGAGTGTCGATATTGATAGCGCCGTCACTGTTTTGACCGGGCATTCAATCACTCCCTAACTGAGCAGCGCATTAAGCCTGTCTTTTTCGGCCTGCTCTTCCTTTGTCAGCTTTGGACGCAGTACACAGATTTTTCGATTGGCCTGCCAAAATTCGCGTTCTGTCTTTTCGAGCTTTTTGCCCTTCGCTTTTTTCATTCGCAGTTGGAGAACGGATGCGAAAACGCCGTCCTTAATCTCCATAAAAAAGCCCGTGAACGTCCACCAATGCAGATAGTCCACGGATCGTACTTCATACCCTGCGACGCTGTTGATAGCGGGAAAAAGCAAATTCGCGTCCTGCTCCCAATCCATTGTCCGGGGAGAGTGACCGTCCTTTTCCACGCCGTGGTCGATAAACTGGAGCGCCGCCTTGTATGCTGCCGAATAGTCCTCCTGCGGGATTTTATCGAAATCGACATAGAGGAGGAAAAGACAGATATATTCTTTTTCATTCGCCGGGAGGTTTGGGTCATCAAAAGCGAGGAGTATGCGTAACACGTCCCGAAAATCGGTGCGTATCGCATACTCCACGCCGGAAACCTCCAGACTGGTAGGGAGGTCAAAAATCATTTTGTTCTGCGGAGCTGTCCGGGCTGATAGCCTGCCGTGTACTTGCTCATGCGCTTGCTGATCTTCTTTGTTTCCGCTTCAAACTGCTGCGAAATGTACTTGCCGACCGCCTCAATAGCCGTTTCGCAGTAGAACGCGCCATTGACGGGGGAAAACGGGTGCATCTTGCCGAAAAACGCCTCGGACATATTGCCGCCGAACATATAATCACACAGCTCGAACAGCCGCTTTTCCGCTTCGTTGAGCGCCGCGATGCTTTCCTGATCCGCTTCGTCAGCCGTGCCGTCCGTTTTCAGCGTGGCATTTTCCAGCGGCTCGGTGATCTTGTCGAACTCAGCCGCCATTTTGTTAAAGCGGTCGATGATTCCAATATCCGTAGGACGGAAGAAGAACACACCGACCTCCTCGCCGTGTAAGTTCCGAATGGGGATGCGCTTGCTGCCGTCATCGACGGTAATGCCGAGGTCAACGGTGGTGTCCTCCGCGGGGATAGCGTTCTTGATTTCTTCCATGATGCAATGCCTCCAAAATCATTTAGTTATGAGTTTGCGGGAGGGGCGTTGCGCCCCTCCCGCGTGTAGGTTTCTCAGCCCGCCGTGAACGTGTGCGTGGTCGGATTGTAGGTGCCGGCCACCTTGTCACCGACATAGTTGACGGAGAAGGGGATCTGATAGCCGGAGGTGTCGCCGCCGTAGCTGGACGGGACCACATAGCAGTCCTGCTTGTACGCGGTGTACACCGTGGCCTCTTGGACCGTCTGGCTCTCCCACAGATGAACCTCCAGCATGGAAGTCTTGCAGGTGTCGTCGTTCGCCTGCGTGTCAACGATATGCTGGAGCTTGGTAAAGAGCGCGTCACCGACGCGGGCGTAGAACGGATCAGCGTCCGCGGACGGCTCATAGCCGTTGTGGTTGAACGTGGTGTTGCCGAGGATGTTCTTGCGAACCTCGGTGTCCGGGTTCATGTCCACGTTGAACTCTTCCAAATCCTCACCGACGCGATACCAGTCGGGGGTGCCGTCGCCAAAGGTGGAGTCGAGGAAATGGGCCATATACTTACGGGCAATCTTGCCCGTGATAGCGGTATCAGGCATTTTTATGTCCTCCTATAATTGATTTTTAACTGTAGTTGATATTTAGCGGTCGATGCGCTGACACGCACCGGCGCGCCGGATAAAGAGGGCAGGATAGACTTGACGTTGCCGCCCTCCCATTCGGGGAAATTCCGGGCCGCGTTCTGTTCCAGCACCCACTCCGTTACGGCCTGCATGAAGCCCAAATTTGCGAGATTCTGCTGCGCGTCCTCGCTGTAGGGCAATTCAGCGACAAAGAGGAAATTGTGCGTTTGATCGTCAAGCGGGACTTCATCGCCCAAAATGTTCTCTCTGTATTTCAATGCCGAAGGCACCGAAAAAACCGCGTATTCCGTTGACCGTCCTGCCGTAAAATCGGCATTGAAACGGACGCCTGCGGAAAGAACGGGACAGGCACGAAACCACTCGCGCAAGGAGGCCGCGTTATTTACGTCGGGCAATGTTACGCGCCTCCCTTACAATGTCGTTCATATGGTCTGCTTTCATCCGCTCAAACCAAAACGGGCCCGCAAGCGGATTCGTGTCGGTGTTGAATTTCAGCTTTTGCCCTGTCGGGTGCTTCTTTTTGCCCGGAGGGGAGAAAAAGCCGGTCGGCTCCCCGCTGTCATCATCGAAAACGGGAATGTTCAGGCCGTACACCTCGCCATAGTACAGGTAATGCGCATACGGGCCGGGATAAACTACCGTTCCGCTGCCGATTTCTGTTGCGGTATAGGCGCTTTTCGCCAAAGTGCCGGAGTCCCACGGGCAGTATTGCAAGCACCAGTCAATAACGGCTTTATCGACGGCCTGCTGAACGAGCCCGCCGCTTTGTAGATTGAGGTGTGTCAATAGCGCCTTCGAGAAAACGGACAGCGACGCCCCCATGTGTAGCATTATTGCCCCACCACCTTCAAATGACGCCCGCGTGGAGCGCGCCGATTATCGGTCACGCCGAGAATCGTAATGACTTCACCGCAAAGCCCCCGTAACTTCGCGGGGGTGAGGTCTGCATCTGTAAATGCACCTCTTGCGATAACGTCCCCCGCCCGCAACGTGAAAAGACTGTCAGGGTCGCCGTCCGCATACGCGCTCGGCAAAGCATAGCTTTTCCCCGAACAGTCTGCATCGTCAGGGATGCGGATCGTCACTTTATCCGCGGCTTTCAGCCCATCGGAGTCCACAGCGGACACGGTTGAGCTGTACCACGAAACGCCGGATATGACCGTTGAATGGAAGGCGTCAAAGCCCGTTGCCTCATCGACTTTACCGTTCAGCACGGTAATAGTGTCGTTGCAGAGCTTCATGTGTCCAGCCCCCTATAAAGGAGCGGCACGCCCTTATCGTCCAACACACCGTAAAGCATTGTGCGGATTTCCGCGTTCATGCTTTTCTGGAGCGCGGCCACTTGATCCGATGCGCTGCCGTAGCTTTCGGAGTAGCCATCGGTGGAAAAGGAGGACACAAGCGGGTTATCCGCTTGCGCCTCCGCCCCCGAAATGCTCCCGACCTTAATCAGCGAAAACATGCACAGCTTGACCTCCTCCGGGATTTCAGCCATAGCCTGCACCCGGCAATCGGTCAAGTAGTCGATGCGCTTGCGCGCCTTAAATTCCGCTGTGGTGAAGTCAGACTCAGGGAGCGTACCGCCTAACTCCTGATATTCAGCGAATGTCAGATATTGCGCCATGCGTTACGCTCCTTTCGACGCCGTTCGATTACGCTTTCGCCGTAATAACGACGTGGCCCTCCTTGTCAACCTTCATCGTGCTGGTCTTGGCGCGAACCACGGTCAGGAAGTCACCCGTAGTCTGCGAGGCGAGTGTTGCTGCGCCGCTGGAAAGCGTCAGCTCCGTCCACGCATCCGCGCCGGAGGTGGAAATGACCTCACCCTCATGAACTTCGATCACGTCAGCGCCAGTGCGATAGTAATACTTGTTGCCCGTACCCGCGGCTGCCGGATTAACCGTAATATCGGTGCTGCCGGAGGTCGTGGCGTTGGCCGCGGAGGTCACGGTCAGGCCGCCGACGTAAGCGATGGTCGTGTGCATCTGGATCGCGTCAGCCTTCTTGTTCAGGATGAACACGTCCTCGAAGCTCTCCTCGTAGTAGATATACTTGCCCTCAGTCACAGCGGACGGGGGGTCAAGCTGGGAGAACTGATAGGAAACAGGGGTGATGACCGCGCTCGGATGAACGAGAATCATGTTGATCTGGTCTGCGCCGTCCATGACGCGCCAGCCCGCCGAGAAGTCGTACTCGGTTTTCATCAGCGTCGCGGGGACGCCGATGATTTCAACCTCATCAAGGCGATTGACCTGACGGTTGATCGCATCTCTGCGGCTCTGTACGTCCACGTTGCGGGTGATGCCCTGCGCTTCCTTGAGCATCGTCTTGACTTCGTTGGTGCAGTACAGGATGCGGCCGTTCGCGGGAACACGGGCGTTGTCCATGTTGAGCATCATCTCGTCAAAGACGGTCAGGATGTTCGCCGCGGAAAGCGGAGTATGCTTCGGCGTGTAGCCCTGCGCCGTCCACAGCTTGTAAAGCGTGGATGCGAGGTAGGCATCCATTTCGGGGAATTTCTGCTCCTCGTTGAATACCTGCGTGATGTTCTGGATGGACGCGACCTCGTTGGTCTGGTCAATGTCCTTGGGGTGGACAAGCGTGGACCACTTGCGCTGGTTGGTCAGCACCTTGGGCTCCCATGCGTTGTCATAGTTGCGCGTGGCTGTGGCGATGGTGTCACGGTCAGCGTCAACGCGGCCGGTCGTGGAGATGTTGGGGATGTAGATGGTCTTGCCATCCTCGCCCATACGATAGCGGCCGTTGTTCGGGGTGGCGTACAGAGCGCCGAAATTCAGCGCGTAGGGGTACGCCTGTGCAAGCGCCTGAGAATACTGCGCTGCGTAGTTAATACCGGGCATATTTTTCTCCTTTCAGATTTGGCCCTGTTGTTTATTACTCCTGCGGCTTGGGCCTCACGCCGTTGAAGTGGAAGCTAAAGCCCTTTCCATCGGGTGTGGGAGGACTGCCAGACGGGGGAAGAACAATGTCCGGCTTGGGCGGCGCGGGAGTCGGATCAGCGGGAGGCGTTTCCACCACGAACGCGCCGGGATCAGCGGTCTTATACGCAGTAACATAGTCAGAAAAGCCGAGGATTTTGTCGCCCTCCATCGTCATTTTCTTCTCAATGGCGCTGCGCACGAAATCACGCTTTGCCGCCGCGCTGGTGAATTTCAGGTCGCCCGCCGCGGTCTTGACAGCGAACTCATACGCCTGCTGCGCGTTCCTGTTCGCCCACTCCTGCCGCTCGGTGTCGTACTTGCTCTGTAAGCCCGTGAGGGCCTGCTGTGCCTCGGTGAGCTTGCCCGCGTCTGCCTGCGCCGCCGTGAGCTTGCTCTGGAGGTCGGCAAGGTCGGTGTCGCGCTGCGTAACCTGCCCCTGCAAGTCATTGATCTGCCCCTGCAAGGTGGTACGCTCCGTGTCGAACTTGCCCTTTTCGCTGTTCCTCGCGTTCTGAATGTCGGAACCGTTTTCGGTCATAATCTTGTCGATTACGTCCTTTTCCAGCCCCATGTCCTCCAAAAACTTCCTGTTCATGCTGAATACTTCCTTTCTACGATTTTTTACGCCTTTTCTTGGCTGAATGGAGGTACTTTGAACAGTTTTACGTCATATTCAGGACAATATAAAAGCGCCTGTAACCGGACGCAGTTATAACGGTTTTAACTTGACGGCAATTTGCTCAAGTTGCAATTTTGGTTTATAAAAACTGCATCTTGTCCACAAAACCGCTTGTTTTTACGGCTTTACACGGGACAAGATGCAGTTTTTAACTTGATTGTGCTTTGACTTTGACGGCCTTAAAGCCTTCGACGCGGGTACGGTTGCGGCGCGGTGTCAGCCCTGCCGTTGTCGCCACTTCACCGTATTTCCGCATAAGGTCGTTGATACGGACTTGACATTGCTGCCGCAAGGTATCGTCCCCGGCTTTCTGCGCGGCAACGGCGGCATCCTTTTCGCGCCGTACTTGTGTTTCGATTTGCCGCATGAGCTGCCGCGCCTGATAGATGGTGTACTGCTTGCCGTCAATCTTGCAGCCCTTTTTGTTATCAGCCGCCCATTGCTGGAGCTGCTGGTCGGTATACCGCCGAACGGAATGCTCCGTTGAAAAGCTCATGGCGATGTGCATACAATTCCATTCACCGATAGGACGCCGAAAGCCCGCGTATTGTCTGCCGTCCACGTCCTGAAACGGCTGCCCCGCCTGCATCTTCTCAAATTCGGCTTTCAGAAACACGCGCCCCTGTACCGGCTCATGATCCGGGGCGCTGTTCGCGTGTGCGGTGATTTCATATGCGTCAAAGCCCAGCGCCTCGCCCATCATCGTAGAGCAGTTTTGGGCAATCTGGTTTGCGCCGTCGATGATGTTCTGCCGGACCGCCGTATCAAGCCGCCGATGATAGCCGCTTTCGTATACGACCTGCAAGCCATTATAGCCGAGGTCGCGGACAATCTGCCGTGTAGCGCTCTGGTAATCGCTCAAGCCGGAGCTGACCGCGAACACGGCTTTATCCACCGCCTGCCGGTATGACTCTGATACGGCGGTTGTGTTTGACAGGTTGGTAAGCTGCCGCGCCGTCTGCATACTGACTCCGCGCGCGTACTGATTCAGCCGCGCCACGTTTTCGCGCGTCAATGAGGTGTGTTGCAGGGCTTGCCGAAAACGCGGATCTGTGTATGCGTCGTTCAGCGCTTTTTGGTACACCCGGAAAACGTCTTGGATGCTTGCATTCAAGGCAAGCTGGAGGCGCTGTGTGATAGTGGTAATGTCCGCGCCCATGTCGGTCATAAGGGTAATGCGGTTGATGCTCGTCGCGTTCATTTCCCCAATGGTTTTGATTTGGTCTGCAACGCGCTCAATGTAAAAGCTGTTCACGGCATCCAGCCGTTTCATAATCCGCTCAACCGCGCCCATTACGTTCAATTCATCCAGCATGGCGCGTCACTCCTTTATGCGCTCGGTTGTGTTCCCGCGCCGGGGCTGACTCCCGTAATGGCGTCATCAGGATTCAGGGCAGGGAGCATAGCGTCCATCGCTTCGCGCTGTTCCTCACGAACAGCCTCGATTGCGGCTTGCGCCTGCGCGGAAGTCTCACCGAAATACCATTGCCGCATTTCTGCCTTTCCGATGATACCCGCGGCGGCAAGCGCGAGGCGCTGGTTCATCTGCTGATCTGTGTCGGTAATGATGGAATCATCCCATTCAAAGGACAGGTCGTACTCGCCCTCCGGCGCGAGTTCATACAGGGACGCGAACACGTCCATAGCGTGAACAACGTCACGCAGACAGCGCTCCAATGCCTTCTGATTATCAGAAATCGTTGCATACGACCGCTGCTTAACGATTTTCAGCTCGGTCGCCGTCCGAACATTCACGTTTGCATCGGAAAGCGTACCGCGGGACAAGCCGCATTGATCCTCAATGCGGATGAGAAGCTGGTTCAAGCCTGTAATCAGGTTTGCGTCACGGATAGCAGGGGAGAACACTTCGTAGAGGTCGCGGTCGCCCTTGTCCGCGTCCACCGCCCGGAAAAGACGCTGATTCAGCTTCGGCATTTCCACGCCGCCGCCCTCTGTCTTTTTGGGCTTGAGTACGGACGGGTCAACATCGACGGCAAGCTCAGAGCCTTCATACTCCCACAGGAGGCGGGAATACTGCATATCTGCCTCTTTGATGGTGTTGACGGACTTCGCGTAAACGCTTGCGCCCATCGGACTGTCAACGTCTACGCTGTTCGCCGTCGCCACCTTGTACCACCCGAAAAGCTGGCCGTTCACGTTGGTAACGGTTGCTTTCGGTTTCAGGCTCTTCCACGGCTCCACGTCGGTCAAGTCGATTTCCGTGCCGATGGAGTCCCGCATATTGGACTTGAAAGCCCTTTGCGTGATTTCCACATTCGCGCCCTTGACGGTATGGCGCTCCAGACGAGTATAAATCGTCTTGCCCTCCGTGTAGGTATCGCGGAAAATCACGTCAGTCAGCTCTCCATCATTGCCGAACGCGAGGGGGTATAGGCTCCACGCCATCGTCCAGTCAAAATAGATGTGGCCGTTGCGCTGATAGGGACGCACCGTCATACCACCCGCCGCGCAGCCCTGCTCCAGCTTTTCACGCAAGCTGTTAAAGAGCTTTTCAAACTCAGCTTTCAGGTATTCCGAACGCGGGTTTGTCACGTCGGCGCTGTCCTCACCGTCTTTTGCCTTGCCGGTGATGTTCCATTTCAGCTCAAGCACGACCTGCCGCGCAATTTCAGAACAGATAAAGGCGGGGAGATTCATGGACTTTACCGTGTTTTCTTTCAGCCACGGAGCCTGATCCAGATAAAGCTGATACCACAAATCCAGCGCCGTAATCATTTCCACGGACAGCGGGCTTTCAATGTGTTCAGCCTGTTCAATGCTTTTGTATGGCAGCATCTTGTGAATCACACTCCTTAAAAACGCAATCAGTCTTGAAAACAAGGCTGTCAACCTCCCTCGTTCCTCGCGCACGCGCGCGTATACACCTGTACGCATTAGGCGGGTCAGGCGGGTATAATACTCCCTATCCTTCCTATTTCGTATAGTCTATTAGGAAAGAATGTTACAATGTTACAAAATGACTTAAAACCGCATAAATACAAGTAACATTCGTGTTACATTCTCTGTAACAACGAAAGAAGAATGTAACTCGCCGTGTTACATTCTTTGAGAATGTTACGTCTGTTACATGGATTGTTACGCAGAATGTAACACGAAAAAGCGGACACCCGGAGGCATCCGCTTTCCAGTATTCAGTTTGCCGCCGCGTCCCTCGCGGCGATTTCAGCTTTGATTGCTTCGCAGATATGCTTTGCGCGGGCATTGGTCGGCTTGCTTTCGCCCTTGCGTATGCGGGAAATCTGCACCGTCTGCAAGCCTGTGATCCGCGCTATGCCTCTCATGGTCATGCCGTAGTCTTTTATCGCAAGCTCGATAAACTGCGCCGTTTCGCCTTTTGTGTCCCGCGTCATAGCGTTTACGGTAGGAATGCCGGGGTCCCGAATCAGCTCCTCGATTTTCGGCACGTTCAAGCCGCCGTTCTCCAGCAGTTTCAGAACGATAGGGAGGCGCTCGTTCCGGCACGAACCGACGATGCTTGCCGCCCGGATGTAATCGTCCCGCGTCAACTCGCGCTGCTCGGCCGGTTTCACCGTGTAGCTCCCTGCCTTTCGCAGCGCCGGGAGGACTTCGGAGGTGATCCAGCGTTTGAACCGCTTCGCGGACGGGAGCTTGCTGGACAGAATCAGGGCATACAAACCGCTTTCGTTGATGATGGTTGTGTTCTGAACACCTCCGGGGGAGTCACGTTTCGTTACCACCTTATCCTCGGTGTCAACGTGGTCCTTCAATGCCTTGCGCGTGTTGCTGTAGCCGAGTGCTTTTGCGGCATCCTTACCAACCGCCCACGGGTTTCCATCAATAACAAGCGTCCGCAACTGACCGAACTCGGTACTGTCAAATACTTGCAGCTCGTTCATGCCGCGCCACCTCCCAGCAGTCCGCGCATCTGCGCGGCGAGGTAGGCAGACAACTCGCAAAGGTCAGCGGCAACGCAGTCCGGTAATTCTTCCGCTTCGGCGGCGCTCTGCATCAGCAGGGACAGGCTCTCCAGAATACGGGCAATATCATTCGCTTTCATCAAAAATTCCTCCTGTAAAGAAAATTTAACTGTTGATTTTCCGCAGGAGGTGTGGTATATTAGATTTACCAAACCTCCTTGCGGATGTTTTGGGGCGAGAATAGAAGTTGTCAGCTTTTGCAGGGTCGGCAACTTCTATTTCTTTTTTACCGCGTCCATTCCAATCCGAACCAGCTCTAAAATTCCGATTTCATGTTCTTTTGCAAAGGCCATAATCTTTTCTTTCTCCTCTGTCGTCACGCGAAAACGGATGGAGTCCCGTTTCGGATTGTCTGAGAGCGGTCTACCCGTTCTCGGCAAACTTGTCTCACCTCACTTTCTGTTACTACAAAAAGTATATTACCGTTGCAACAAAAAGTCAAGCGTTTTTCACAAAAAATATCAGTTAAATTTATTTAACTTAACAATTTAGCATAAAGCGGGCTGTTTTCAGCCCGCTTTATCGGATGCAATCAGCTCGCCTACGTTTGCGTTACAAATGATTTGCTTGAAATCAAGATCAGAACGCTTTGCATTGAAAAAAGATTGCCATTGTTGCTCTGATCCGCCGTAATACAGCTTTTCGCCATCGTGAAAATAGCTCCAGCCCGAAAAGTCTTTAACGGAAGCAGGCAAATACAAATACTTTATCCCGCAACTATTGAAAGCATTATCCGAAATCCGCGTTACCGTTTCGGGAATAATCGCGCTTGTTATTCTATCAAGCGCGAATGTGCTGTCAAGAGAAACGACATACATCTTTTTGCCGTCCACCATATAGGACGGAGCTATATTGATCTTCGTGCTGCCGCCCTTGTAATCTGTCAGCGTTATCGTATTGATGTTGTCAACATAATACTTGAAATCATCAAGCGGTGTGTATTCCGCGCTCCAAACGCTTTTACTATCGGTATGCTGTTCCGGGCGTAGAATTGCAACAATCAACATTAGCGTTAAGACGCACAACGGTATCAACAGCAAAACGGTTTTTATCTTCGTGCGACGTTTCAGCGATTGTATTTCATCTGCTGTCCAATAAGGATAGTCAAAACCGCACTTTTGGCATTTGGCAAATCGAGAACGGTTAATCGTTGTTCCCGATTGCCCTTGTAAAGTCACTCGATGATTTGGCAGCAACAAAGACCGTTGTACAGCCGCGCCACCGGTTGACGATATGCTGTCAACACGGTTTTCGATACGCACGTCTTGACTTCCGCAGTTAGGACACGCCATTGTTGAAGCGGTGAGTCGCAAAGTTTTTTGTAATCGCCGTACTAAAAGCGCGCCAATAGCGATAAAAGCAAGGCACAGTATGATTCGGATTGTGTTCATATAACCGCCTCCTTGCGGTTATATTACCATCATATGCGCGGTAAGTCAAATTCTTTTTACTGACTTACAACGCCCTTGCGCTTCGCCATGCTTCATAGACTTTCGGTCCCTGCCGTGCAATCCAGTCAACCATTTCTTCGTTGGTCGCCCAATTCTGCGCATCGCCGGAGCAGGCGCCGAGGCCGCTTTCGCAAAGAAACGCATGAACGATTTCATGCCGTTTGACCTTGCGGACGTATTCTGCCATGTCATCAAGGTTCGCAAGGTCATCGTCGAACTCGCGGCGTACCACAATGCGCTTGCTTGTCCAGTCAGTATAGCCGTCGCAGTCTGTCAGCCGCGCATCTTCTTCCTGCGTGTGTTCCTCCACGCTGTACGGCGTACCGAGGATCATTACTGTCCTTTTCGTTTCCATACGCGCTCCATAGCGTAACGGACGCTATCTATTGAGTGGTTGTCTTTGTCAGGATAGCCGCTCATGATTTCGCCGTCGTCCGTCCGTTCATACTCGTAGTTTTGGAACTCCCGCGCCGTTTCCGGGCATCGAACAGGGTCAATGACAATCTTTTTCAGGGATTGCAGCCATTTAATACCGTAGCGCACGCTGTCAGGGCCTTTGATTGCTCCGCGGCATAGCGCCCCATAATCGCGGTAGTCGCCTACGGATTTCGGCTCTGCCGAGTCTGCCGTTATCAGGTCTGTACCCGTTACGCCTTTCAGCATGACAAGCGCGTTCCATGTCGCCGCGTTGCTTTGCTTCGTGGCGCGGTATTCGTCATAGATGTACAGCGTCTTTCGGGTGCTGTCGTAGTGCATCTTGCTCCAGTGATACGGATCAGGGAACCAGCCCCAATCTATACCCATGAAAATGTTATCGAACGGCGCTTTTTCATCGTCCGAGATTTCTCGAATGTCGAGGTTGTCAAAGACTTCGCCGCCCGTGCCCACAGGAATGCCGAGGTATTCGTGCATATACGCCCGGAGGTTAGTTTCTTTCAGCGCCTCCGCGTCATCATAGAACTGTTGGCCCAGCCATGCCGGAGGAACCTCCGTGTAGCAGCTTTTGTGACGCAGCGCAGCGCGGCGCGGCGTGAGGACATACTGGTTCGCCCAATTCTGCCGGGATATAGGCGGGTTGAAGCTCTTGAAAACAACAAACTTTTGACCGCCGCGCATGACGGACTGCTGAACAGAACGGATCTCCTCCTCGCCTGCAAATTCGTCAAGCTCCTCGAACCACAGGTATTTCAGATACCCGCGGGCGACCTTGATGGACTTGAGCTTTTTCGCTTTATCCAGTCCACGAAACAGAATCACTTGCCCGGTCGGCCGGTAGGTCAGCTTATACGGGCTTGTCGTAGCTTTCCACAGGTCGTTTACACCGAGCGCGTCAATGCCCCAAAGGACTTGTTCAAAGACGGACGTGCCGATGGTGGAGGCCACCTTGCGGAACACGACGGCATTTGCGGTCGGGTCCTGCATGATACCGAGGGGGATTTCTACCCCAACGAATGAGGATTTTGTTGAGCCACGTCCGCCGTAGAGGTCGTAATAGGTGTGCTTGCCGTCCTGAATGTCCCAATGCACCGGGTAGAACTGCGGCGCAATGATTTCAGACAGCCTCGCACCGTCCGCGTTACTCATCGCCCTGCTTGCCTTCCTCCAATGCTTTCAGCATATCGCTGACCGCCTGCGGGTCAATGGAATCCTCCGATTGATTCTGCACAGTCGGCGCAGTACGGGGAATGTCGCAGATAATGTTGACGGTCGGGCCTTTGTTCTCTTCCTGCGCGGCCTTGTCTGCATCCCAATTACGGAAATTGTTTTGCAGATTGAACTTTGCGCCGTTCGCGCCGTCCTTATCGTAGAGGCGCATTTCCGCGTAGTTTTCAATCTGGAGCTTTGCGCGTTCGATGATTGCCCGGAATGCTGCTTTGCCCTGATAGTTGAGCAAGGATTGCCTGTTTGTGAAGCCCAGCGCAAGCGCGAGGCCGGTCACGGTGAGCGGCTTGCGGTCGATAACGACGGGATAGCCGAACTTGTCATAAACAGTCTCGCCGTTCTGGCCTGTCAAAATCCTGCCTTCGCAGTCTTTGAAATATGCGTCGATTTTCTCCTGCATGACAGCAGGATCGGTGAACTTCGGGGGCCTGTGGCCGCCCGTCTTGGATTTCGCCATGTGCGGCGCGCCTCCTTTCAAAGCGAAAGCCCGCCGCGTCCGGCGAGCTGTGTAGCAATACTCCCGCGCCGGTATTTTTGCCTCGGCGCGGGAGTATCAGTATTGTCGTGCGGGGTGGGGCCTACTTGCCGGACTTCTTTGCCGGGGTCTTACCCGCGGCGGGCTTTTTGGCGGGGGCCTTTTTGCCCTTTACCATGTTCGCGTTGACCTGACCGAGCGCCTCGGTGAGCGCTTTTGCCCCGTCGCGGTTCATGTGCGGTTCTTTGTATGCCATGACGTGCCTCCTTTAGCTGTTACTGCGCTTGTATACGAGGGCGCTGCGGTCAATCACGTTATGATAGCCGGAAGAGCTGTCTTTGATGACGTTGTAGCCCATCGCAAGCGCATAAATGCTCATGTTGTTCCCGCGGAAAGACGTGTTGTACGCACCCACGGCGCGCGCGAACTGCGGATGCGTCTGCGCGAACTGCCGCGCCCGCGTACTGAGCTGCGTGTCCGTGATAACGTGCGCCGTTGCCGGATTCAGAACGGCGGTCGCTGTCCGCTGACCGTACCCGGTATTTCGACCGCCCGTCTGGTCGAAATACGTTCCCGCGCCGTATGCCTGCCCGTTGACCTTGCCACCGATATAGTTGAGGCGGCTGTACTTCATCATGTCGATAACATCATCCGCGGACATTTTCACCTTTGTACCGCTTGCGTTGACATAGGTGATCGGATTGACGGAGCGCGTCAAAACCTTCGACTGCGGAATGTTGTTGTCAGACATAAACTGAGTAAAAGCAGCATCGTCCAACACCTGCGGCCGCTCGTTGAGGCCAGCCGCAAACACAAAGTTTTGCGTCTGATCCGAAACGTCACTGAGGAAATTCGGCATGTTGATGTTCTTCGCCTGATTCGCCAGTTGTGCAAGCTGCGCGTCGCTCATCTGCGTGAGCGCGGTCACGGCCTGCGGCGCCACCGGCGTATTTTGCGGCGTCGGAGGCTGCTGTTGAACCACGGGCGGCTGCTGTACCACCGCAATAGGCGGCGGCGCAATCGGGGCGGGCTGCGGCGCTACAGGCTGTTGCCGCGCCGTGATCCTGCTGGTGCTTCCTCTGCCTCCCATTATGCCGCCACCCCTTACTTTTTCTTCGTGCCGGACGCGCCGGACTTCTTCGCCGGGGTCTTGCTGCCCTTCACGGGCTTGTCGAGGACGATGCCCTCGCCACCGGGACCACGCTCAAAGAAACCGGGCATAACGTCGCTCTTTTTGGCCTGTCTGCCTTTGCTGTTACTGTTGGTTGCCATGTCGGTATACCTCCTTATCCGATTGTTACATCAAGCTCGACTTGATTATAATACGATGCGCCAGAGCGCCCGCGCTTGCCCGTAAAGCGAACGCCCGTAATCGTATAGTGCTGACCGGAATCAAGCACGACCTCACCAAAATCGCCGCCCGGACCAATACCGGGCATAAGCGCCTGCGTACTTGCGGGGGCCTTGAAATTGATCCGCACCGCTTTGTCCGTGAAGTTGTTTCCCGGGGGCGCGTTTTTGAAGTCGTTAAACGACGTACTCACGAAACCGTTGTCCGTGTAGCCCTGTCCGATGAGCTTTTGCTGGAGCTGTGCGACGGTCATGTTGGAGAAGTTACCAACACCGAGCCGCTGCATGAAATCAACACGCTCATAGCGTGTGAGGTTAAGGTTCTGCCCGAGGTTGTGCATACCATCCTTCATAGCGTCAACCATGAACTGCTGGTTAGCGTCCAGTTGTGCGCCCGTGCGCATCGCGTGGTTGAGCTGCTGCGACGGCGCGTAAAGACTGCCGGGGATCGCATTCGGGTTCAGATAGTCTTGCAGGGCCATTCGCGTATCAATATCGAACTGCTGACTCTGGAAATACGCACGACCGCCGAGGAGGTCATGGAACGGGCTGTTGTCAGTTGCCGAGAACGTCTGATTATTCGCGGCCTGCACCGCGGACTGCGGCTGCGGCGGCTGAACGGGCTGCTGTTGCTGAACAGGCGGGACTACCGGCTGTTGCACGGGCTGCGCCTGAACGGTAGAAATCGGGATAGGAATAGGCGACTGCCGCGGCTGGAGCCTGCTTGTACTTCCCCTGCCTCCCATTGTATCACTCCTCTTGTCAATAGTCAAATTGTTTTAGCTTTTCACACACGCCGCGCAAAGCCTGCTTAACTCTCGGCGCCCAAGCCGTGTAGCCCTGCGCCGCGTTCCGACTCTCGCCGGTCGCGTGGTAAACGACATTACCGGGAATGGGGGAGGGGGTCAGTCCTCGTCCTCCGGCTTGCGCCATTTCATGTGATACGCCTTGATTTCATAGATGCCGATACCGTACTCCATACACACGTCCGGGATATTGCCGTACATGATGATTTGCGACGGATGCAGGCGCTGAACCATTTCGTCAAAGCCAGCCTCGAACAGCCGTGCGCACTCGGGATTGCCCTGCGTTCCAACGCTGGACACGGCGACAATGCCGCCCTGCGGTTCCCCGTCAAAGCACCATTCAAAGCTGTCCTCATCGCTCCAGCTAATCGTTGGAATGACGCGGACGCCGTTCTCCTGCCAGTACGCGCCGCACCAATGCTTGCGGTAGTGGTTGTATATCTGAACAGCTTTCGGGAAGTCCGTATAGGTCGAAAAATCAGGCGTACAGACAGCTTGAAACCTTCGCAGCATACCGAGATATGCGTCAGGATTTGTCCACACCCGGTTAAACTGGTAATCATCCACAAAGAAGTGGATTCCGTGGACTTCCGGCTCTTCACAGCCTTTCGCATAGTTGAAACTGATCCAGTTATCCGCGTCATAGTCGGTCGGCTGGATTTCAGGGATGCCGTATTGACCGACGCCGGGGAACATCGCCTTTTGCAGATTCTCGTAATTGCGTTGAGTCTTATACATGACCGCCTCCGCTACAGATAAGGCCCGACGTTTAGCCTGTCTGCTGATAGGTCAGACGGCATAACGGCGGGCCTGATAAGAGCTGGAGCCGCCCTGTTGGGCGGCTCCGCGGGGATTTCACAGCGCAGACCACACCGTTGAGGCGGAGGCGATCCTCTGGTCGGGGCTGAAAATCCACGATAACACTATACACCGGGGGAGCGTGACATTGGGGGACAAGTTAGAAAAATTTAGCGGGAGGATGCCGAAACATCCCCCCGCGCTTAATGTTGTTTACAGGTCGTGCTTACAGGCGGCCTCGGCCATCAGCTCCGCGTCCAGCTCGGCAAAGCCCTTGCTTTCGCTGTCTGCCGCAAGCAAATCGGTCAATGTGACGTTCTGGTACTCTTTCAGCGCCGCATCGTATTCAGCCTCCGCATCATCGGAGCTGTCGTAGGACGCCTCATGATGGTTGCCCTCAAAGTCGTCCCATTCAACGAGGTAGCGCTTGCAGTCGGGCGCGGCCCCGTCATCCTGCGGCTGATCCTCGCCGGGGATGCCGACGCGCTTAAAGTCGGGGCCATGGACCACGACCGGCTCCCCATCGACCGCAAAGCCTCGGACGTTCCTGCGGTGTAGCTTCGCCATCCGGCGCCCATTCTCACCGAACAGGATGATATGCGCATATCCGACGATGTACCGGGTCACGCCCGTATATGCCGTGTCATCATCGGGGAGCGCCGCAGGATTGAGCTGCATGTAGGCGGCAACGTCAGCCGCGTTCTGGAAGTTGATAGAAGTGGAAACAACTGCATTCATGGTATGTACCTCCGTTTAATTTGATTGACCTGCCATCATCGGGCCGGGTAGGTCAATTCCCGGCGACGGGCTTGCGCCCGTTTCGGCTCAAACATCAAAGCTAACACTGTGATACGCCCAAAACTGCCCGCCGCGCTTGAACAGCTTGAACCAGCTTGTAAAGGCTTGCCCTGTGCAGTCATATATGGAGGGGCGGGCATGGATTTCGAGGCAGTCTTTGAAAAAGGTCATCGCGCCGGGGTTCCCGTCCGCGTCATCGTACAGCGTATCGAACACGGCGGGGATGCTCACCAGCTCGATATAGCCGTCAACGCCGTATTCCTTGACGATGCGGCGCTCCACCATGAAGCCCATACCCACGTCAACGGTGTGCGTGTCACGGTGGGCATACTGCCTCAGATTGCGCTTTAGTTCAGCGATGCGCTGTGCGCGGCTTTCGGTATCGCCGCCAGACTCCGCCATACGTTCAGTGATCCCATGCAGGATTTCATAACCGATCCGAAAATCGCGGTCGTTGGTGATCTTGTTCATGCTCGTACCTCCGTTCTGTGTTGCCCTGCCATCATCAGCACCCGTAGGGCGGCTCGGGTGGACGGGCTTGCGCCCGTTTCGGCTCTATGCGATAACCACGACCTCAACCGATGAATCAAACGGATTTTTGAATCGCCTGATTATTTCCTTGCCCTCCAGCATTTTCAGTCCCGCATCACGCGGAACAGTTGTAAGATGCTTAATGGTTCTGTACCCTGTAAGACCATCAACCTCTACGGCAAGCGTGATCCAGTAGTTCATTGTGTACCTCCGTGCGATCAAGTGAAATATTTTTAACTGTGATTATGTTATAGCTCAACTTGTTTAACTTGTCAAGTGTAGAAGTAAAATATTTTTAACTTTTTTTGAGCGCATGTCTGCGCCGGAGCCGTGTAGCGTTCCCGGCGCGGCCTAAACTCGCAGAGCGGTCACGGCGGGAGCCGGAAAAACAAAAGGGGAGAGGGGGCCTGCCCCTCTCCCTTCATGCACCCGCGGCTGTCTGCCGTTCGGCTGCCGCCGTATCTTCGTCCAGCTCTGTCGCTTTCAGATACCGATAGCACCGTTTCTTTACGCCCCACGGCGTATTGCCGCCACCGACACGCGCCGCCACCTGATCCCACGTCAGGCAATCACAGAACCGATGCTCAAAGATTGCCCGCGTCAGGCTGTCCGGGATTTCCGAAATGTACCGCTCCAGCCGCGTCCGCTCATGGACGCATTGCATACGCTTCGCGGCGATGATTGCATACAGGTCGGCCAGTTCTGCCGCCAGCCGCTCAGTCTGCCCACGGCTTAATCCTGCGCCGTGCGGCATACCTGTGAGCGGAGCCGCGCCGGGGCCGATGGATTGCTCCAGTTCTTCCAGCTTGCGCTCATTGCGTTCGATTTCCCGGTTCAGGTAATAAAGCTGTGATAGCTCCTGTACTGTCATGCCGTTGCCCTCTCTTTCGCCTGTCTGATTTTCGCTTTTAATGCCGTCAGGAGGCTTTCCTGCGCCCCGTCTTTGCTTTCCAATGACTTTACCACGTCCACGTCCTGCCCACCCTGCACAATCAGCCTGTGAACGATTACAGGGTATTTCTGCCCCTGCCTGTGGAGGCGCTTGTTCGCCTGCTGATACTCCTCCAGCGCCCACGTCAAGCCGAACCATATCACATGATGCCCGCCGTCCTGTAGGTTAAGGCCGTACCCGCACGACGCGGGCTGCGCCAAAAGCAAATCAATCTTTCCGGCGTTCCAGTCTGCCTCGTCCTGCGCGTCGTGGTAAACGCGAACGGTCAAGCCGTCTTTTCCAGCGCCGCCAGAATCCGCTCCACGTCATGCCGGTAATAGTAATAAATCAAAGCGTGCTGTCCGTTGAGCTGTTCTATCGTTTCCAGCAACGCCTCGATTTTGCAGTTGTGGATCTCCTGCGCGTTGCCTTCTTCGTCATAAACCGCGCCGTTGCAAAGCTGGAGGAGCTTGCCTGTCAGCGCCGCGGCGGTCGTCGCTGTGATAAGTTCATCATCCACCTCCAGCAGCGCCTCCCGTTCCATGCGGTCGTATGCGTGTTGCGCCTTCATGTCCAGCATTACGGGAATGTCCTCGTAAATCAAATCGGGGAGCTGGAGGTAGTCCTCGGACTTCATGCTGATACAAATATCCGAAATCTGCTTATAGATAGCCTCTGCCGCACCCTCACGCGGCGCATAGGAAAAGATGGTCGTGCGGCTGCGCTTGTCCGGCACAAAGTAAAGCTCCCGATAGGTCGAAATCGTGCGCCCGAGGCGCTTGCCCTGATCCAGCAAAAACACCTGCGCCCATAGATCCATCAGGCCGTGCGGGGACGGTGTACCTGTCAGCTCAATCAAACGGGCGATGCGGGGACGGATTGCTTTCAGCGCCCGGAACCGTTTTGCTTGATGGTTTTTGAAAGAGCTGCTTTCATCCAGCACAACCACATCGAACGGCCATTTATGCCCGTAGTATTGAACAAGCCATTGTGTGTTTTCGCGGTTGATGACATACACATCCGCGGGGGACTCCAGCGCGGCGATACGCTCCTGCGCGGAACCGAGCGCCACACTTACCCGGAGTCGTTTCAGGTGGTCCCACTTTTCAGCCTCGTTGCTCCACGTTTTCTCCGCAACCTTTTTCGGCGCGATGACAAGCGCCTTATTGATGCTCCAGCGAAAGTATTTCAGGTCGTGTAGCGCCGTGAGCGTGATGACCGTCTTGCCGAGGCCCATGTCGAGGAAGAGGCCGAGATACGGATCAGCGATAATGCGGTCAATGCAATACTGCTGATACGGATATGGATTAAACAGCTTTCCCATGAATAGCCTCCTCGCACTCCTTCACGATTGCCCGAACTTTGTCGTAGCTGTCCACGGACGAATAGACGATAAAGCCCAATCGCCGCAAAAGCTCCTGCACGACGCGCTGTCGCGGTCGCTCGGTTTTGCCCGTCGCTTTCGTTTCCGCAAAGCGAACAATGCCACCGGGGAGCAGAATGATTCTATCCGGCACACCCGTAAAGCCGGGACTCACCCATTTCAGACACAGCCCACCGATTGCCCGAACACCATCACGGAGCCGCGCCTCAATGTTCTTTTCCTGCATCGCAAATAGCCTCCCAATCAGCCCTCACGCGCATAGCGCGTCAAATTTGCACGCGCTCCGCGTGGTCCACACCATCAAAGCGCCGCTGTGCCCATAATGCCATAGCACCCAAAGCGCGGTTAAAAATCTTTACCGTTGTAACACTCGCGCACGCGCGTATATGACATATACGCATCAGGCGGGTCAGGCGGGTATAATACTCCCTGTTCTCCCTATTTCATATAGTCTATTAGGAATAAATGTTACAATGTTACAAAAGGGCGAAAACCCCTGTATTTATGCGGTTACATTCGCTGTAACATTCTTTTCGGAGATTGTTACAATGTAACTCTGCCTCGTAACATTCGCGGAGAATGTTACAGAATGTTACAGCGAATGTAACAGAGAATGTTACGGCATTTCAGAACAGAGGAATCATAGCACCACGGTCCCGGACAAAACCGCGCTGAACGCTGTAGGGACCCGCCCGAAACGGTTTATTGCTTCGTTTCCACCCCGGCAAATTCGCAAGGACTGCGTTAATGTCGCGGGAATCGCTCTTTTTAATGTCACGAATCGCGCCGTTATACAATTCGCACCACACCTCAAGAGCGGTTATGCGGTCGCGATCAACCAGCTCATACTCGCCCCCGTTCGCCTGTGTAGCCCAAAAATCCCTCCGTCGATCCAGCGGCCATTGTTGCCAGTCAGCCGGAACCTTGCGCTCCACGAACTCGGCAATAACGCCCTCCTGCGCCGCGGCCTCACGGTGTTGTTCCTGCTTTTCCTGCGCCTCTTGCTCCAGCTCACCCGTCAGGAATAGCGCCTCGCCCACCTGCCAGCGCGTTTTCGCTTCTGCCCAAACCTGATCCACTTCCGCGTCCGTCAGGTCGTTCCACACCGTTTTCGGATGGGGCGCAACGCCCACATCGACGGGGAGGAAACGTCGGTTGCCGGTCGTGTCCTGCAAGAAATCCATCTGGTTGCACGTCCCGAAAAAAACACAGCACCGAGGCAGCTCTTTGACGTTCCTGCCGTATGCGGCGCGGTAGCGGTCAGCCCGGAGGGAAAGAAACTGCTTGATACGCGCTACGTCGGTACGCCTGAACGCATCCAGCTCCGCCACTTCCACAAGCCAAACGCCTTGAAGCAGCTCGGACGCATCCTTGCCCTCGAACGTGCGGATGCTGTCATTGTACCAACCCTTGCTCATGCGGTCGATCAGCGTTGACTTGCCGAGGCCCTGCGGCCCGCACAGAATAACCATGTTGTCAAACTTGCATCCCGGCGTCATGGCACGGGCGATAGCCGCCGTGAACATCTTCCGGCACACAAGACGGTTATAGTCATTGTCCTCCGCGCCGAGGTAGTCGATGAAAAGACGGTCAAGGCGCGGTACGCCATCCCACGAAAGACGATTGATATAATTCTGCACATCGTTGAAAGCGTGCGTCGCCGCGTGAACGTCCAGCGCCGCGTCAATGTTCCCGCGCCCGGTGATGCTGTATGCCTTTTCCATGTACCAATACAAGCCGTTGCTGTCCGTATCGCTCCACATCCGGCGCCGCGTTTCGCGGCTCCACGGCAACGCCGCCAGCACTTCGCCGCGCCCGGAGAACTGGTTGAGCGCGAACTTGCCGCGGAGAACAGGATCGTTGTCAAGGATAATCAGAATGTTGTCGATAGTCGATTTCGGAGCCCCCGTCTGCTGGTTGCGCTGGAGCTTCGTCGCCCAATCAGGATCAGCCTCCGCGTCTGCCGATGCCGCAATGTCCTCAAAATCCTTGATAGCCGCCTCGCGCCGCTCTTGAATCAGGATGCCCGCCACGGTCGGGTCCGCAATGGCAAATTCGCACATCGCCTTATAAGACGGGAGCCGATTGCTCGGAGTGTCTGCCTTCGCCTCGTCGTCTTTTTCCCCGAACTTGTGTAGCCTTATCATGTCGAACGCATTGACGAGCCTGCCGCCGCACGGGTCCGTCGCGTGATGGGAGTACATGAATTTGCCGTGGTCGTAGATGACCGCGCCGCCCGTCGTGCTGCCGCCGAGGTAGGTATAGCGGTTTTGATCCGTGTCCACCGGCGCGTAAATGCCGGGGAGGAACTTATCCATCGCGGCAATCACGTCGTAAGTACGGTTGAACGCGCCCACGACACCGGGCTTTTCCTCCGGATCACCCTGCTTCACCGCCAGCTTTTGATAGCTCTGCGTTCCCGGCACCTGCGGCCAGGCAGAGAAGTCCCGCCAGTCCGCATAGGTAGCGAGGACAGAATCAGCCGCAAGAAACGCCGCGTCTTTCGTCAGGAACACATACTCGCCATCGGATGACACAGACGGCCAATACATGAGGCGGGACGGCTCGAACGTGGTAGGGTCCGCCATCTGAATACCGATATGCGCGGCGATCCTGCGGGCAATGGGCTCGTATTCGTCTGCCGTTACCATCCTGTCAAGTGGAATCAGGATGCGCAGCCGCGGCGCGGTCGTCATATGCTTGCGCGTGGAGTAGATGCAATAGGAGCAGTTTAACGCCTCCACGCCCTGCACAACTGCATCCGTCCCATAGGCGGGAATGGTATCAAAGTCCAGCGTTACCACGTCGCGCCCAATGACGGCGGCGGCCTTGCGCCGCTCACCCGCCAAAGAGCCACCCACAAAGCCGCCAACGTCTTTGAGGTCGTCCTGCTGGGCTTTCTTCAACTGGAGATACTGCTCCAGCGATTCATCCCCGCGGACGGGATTTTTCAGCCGTTCATAAAGCTCCGAAACATTGAGCTTTTGCGCTTTCCAACGCATATCTTTCCGGCTTGTGCCTACAGATATTGTGATTTTTCTATCATTTACCAAATCCATACGAAAGCTCCTTGCGCCGATGAACAGCTAAATCTATTTAACTAACAGGAATATTATAGTCAATAAAAATTAGCTTGTCAACGACAAGTTAAAAAGAATTTACTGATACGTTGTCGCTCGGCAAACGACGCCCTCGCCGGAGCCGTGTAGCGTCATTTGAACTCCCGTCCGGTGCGTCGGTCACGCAGCTCTATACGGGCGATAAGGTCAAAATCATTTTGCCGTATCGTCCGTTTTAGCGTCGCAATCAACGCGCTTGCGGGAGCTGAGCCTCTTCGGTTTCAGCCGCGGCCGCACGGCGCATCCCATGATACGCCGTGGGGTCGGCATAGCCCTCTTTGTTCAGAAACGGATTGTTGCTATTATCCATGATTCCGTTTCACCTCTCGCGCGATTTCATGGGCTCTCCAATCACGGTTTAGCGCTTTATACTTTTGCCGCGTTTCGCCCCATGTGCGGTTACGCCACAGCCAACGAATAGCAAAGATATAATATCTAATAGACTCCATTCACAGCGCCTCCCATCAGGCGATAACGCCCGCGTTTTCAATGTCCCGGGCGCGTCCGGCCCACCTTGACATTTCATCCTGCGCGGCGTTCATCCTGCGCGTTGCGTACTCCAGAAAGATTTTCCGCGCGGCATTCGTGTCGGCATGATCCAGCACGCAAATCATGTCAGATATGAAACTCTCGCACTTGTTCAAATCCGTCTTGAGCATCTTGCTCTTGTACATAAACGGAAAAGTACGGGCATCCGGCATAGCCTTGTAGGTCTTTTCGGTTTCTTTCACCTCGGCGGCGCATTCGATAATGGTCTGCCTGCTGTTGCTGTAGCGATAGAAATATAGTTTCATACTTCTTTCCTCCATATACTCGATTTTACTCCGGTGTTACTCGTCGCGCTGTGTAGCGTCATCACCACACGCTGCCGCCGTATATCTCCAGCTCGGTCGGCTTTGCGTTTGACTGATAGCCCCAGCCTGATCCGCCGTTTCTGCCTTTCAGCAATTCGCGCTCTTGCATAAGGATTTTTCCAAGCACGTTCTCGCCGGGGATGTTCCGGCATTTCGGGCAGTAGCAGTTGCCAAAGAAATTGTCGTGCCAGTAGTTGCCCTCCTCCAGAGGTGTATCACCCGTTTCGATGAGCGCCTGTGCAATGCGGGGATTCTGCGTGAACTTCGCGTGAACCACCTTCGTCATGTAGTCCGCTTTGACCTGATCCCAATCACCCCGGATGGGGATGCGCTTGCCGAGCTGCTTCGCCGCACCCGGCTTTTTGTTGATAAAAAGCAGACGCATGACGGGGAACCGCGCTTTACCGGCCTGATATGCCGCCTCGCTGTTCTGATAATGCAGACCGTTGAAAAGCAGCGGAGCCCCTTCATAGAAGTTACTGAGGAACGCATACCCGCCCTGAAAGCTGTTAATGATCCGCGGTGTTTCCATGCCGTTTTGCCTCCTGTTCTTCGTATTCCTTCCGTTCGCGTTCCCATTCGTCAAGGTCAATACCAAGGTCGTTTTTGAGCTTGTACTGCGCCAGCCAAGCAGCGTCATTATGATCCAGTTCGTAGCGGTTGAGCATATCGTTGATTGCGTGTCCAAAATCAAAATAGAAGTCTTTCAGCCGCTTGTACCCGAACCCGCACATACGGCGCAGCTCATAAAGGATAATCGCGTCGATTTCCTTCATATTCTTTCTGTCAAATTCGGCAAGCTGCTCCTTTGCCGCGCGCTCAAGAGCCTCCTGCTCTTTTGCGGTCAGCTTCACATCAAAGATGCGCCCACCTATCTTTTTGAACTCCGGCATTTTACTCGCCCTCCGTTTCGTGTAGCTCCCCGAAATGCTGCTGCGTCACAGCTATGGGGAACGCCTCGATTTCACTCGCCCACAGACAGCTCCCTTTGCCGTGCAGGCCCTCCCAAATCAGCGGAAAACCGCCGATGCCATCGAATAGGGAGGCCATCGTCTTATCCACGCCGCACGCGATGGAGAGGCGTTGCAGCACATAAAACCACGGCGGGATCGCTATGCTGTTACCGAGCGCCTTGTATCGGGAGCTGTCCGTTACCTTGTGCCGCTTGCCGTCCTCGTCGGTGTATTCGTAGACCGCAAGCCTATATTCGTCGCCGCTTTCGTCGTATTCAGTAACATAGTCGATCAGCTTGCCGATCTGCGTCCAGCCATCCGGGAACCCTTGCAGGCGCTCGCATTCAAGCGGAGTCAGGCGCCGGACAATGTACCCACACCGAACAACATTGTTGAGATTGAGGCTCTGACCGCCAGTTGACTTTGCCTGCAATGTCCCGTTCACGTCCGGGCTTTCAGCACCGTTTCGGCAGTCCACGGAGGCAATCAGATTCGCTTTCGTTGCATCGCCGTCGCAAGCTGTTCGCAGCGTAGCGGCAACGTCACTTTCATTCCACCAGCCGCGCCCCGTGTTCTGGAAAGCGGCTATCGCGCCGCTGTCAACCGCTTGCATCACCATCGGCGTATTGTTACCGCCCGTACCCATCTGCCCGTTGAGCGTTTGCACAATGCCATCCTCTGCTATCGTGATTCGGCTGTCCTGCGGGTGATTGTTCAGGGCGATAGCAACGGCGGGCCGGTCGATTGTGTTCAGCGTATAGCTCACATCCTCGGTCCAGCCTTTGCCGTTGCATCCGGCAGTATCGGCGCGGTCGATACAATTACCCTGAATACAAATAACGGGCTGATTGTTTCCACTCGTACCTGCGGCAGCCGTCAGCGTCGGAGCCATGTCGTCCTCGCGGATCTCCGCGCCGCCCTGCTGTGTAGCCATGCACACCACATACGGCTTTTGGTTGCCGCCCTCGCCGCCCCGGATTGTCGGGCTGACCTCTTCCTGATACCCGATTCCATGCGCTTTCGCGGACTGCCCAAAAGAGAACCCCGCTGACTGAACGACGATGTTTTCACCCCGGTCAAGGCATGAGGAGCCGTCGTGCCGTGCAGTCAGGCTCCGCGCCACCTCTGAGGAACCGTCGTTTACAAGGATAGCGTCGCGGCTCTGACCGCCGCCGCTGTTACTGCTTAGACTGTGCCACGTGCCATCACCCACAAAGACGCGCTCACTTTGCGGGTCCCACGGATTCGCACATTGAATTACGCCTCCGCTGACCGCGCAATCATTTCCAGCAATGCCTGATCCAGCATAGGCGGCAGTTCTTTTCCACGCCGTTCGGCTCTTCTGCGAATACCCTGACACGCCTTCGCGCTCAAAGAGTATTTCGGGTGCGGATTGACCTCCAAAATCTGCGACAAGCGCGATTCTACGTCTGCGCTGGGGGACTCCCCAAAACTGCGCATCGAGAACGCGGTAGGCAAGGGACCATCCGTTTCCGAAATAGGCGTCTGCCATTGGCCACTTTCCGCGTTTAGGCAATGGAACGTCGGGCGCGTCCGGCTTGACGATCCTAATCGTTTCTTCGAGGACGGCTTTGAAGTCCTCCCCCCCGTTACTGGAGAAGGCGCCGATGACGTTTTCCCACACCATAAACCGGGGCCGTATATCACGGCCAGTTCTTCCTCTGATAGCATCTGCATCCCTCATTTCTTTGATGACACGAATTTGCTCCATGAAAAGCCCGGAACGCGCTCCCGCAAGCCCCGCGCGCTTTCCTGCGATTGATAAGTCCTGACAGGGACTCCCGCCGATAATGACATTTACGGGCGGGATATTTGCCCCATTAAGCTGTGTTATGTCCCCGAAATGCTGCATCTTTCTCACCCTTGCCGCTGTGTAGCTTTTTCTCCCACGAACAGGAACCGCGGATCAATCGGTCGCATGAGTGCTGTTACAACTTTCGGCGCATCCAACAGCTCAAATTCTTCCCGGTTAAAGCCCAAGCCGCAAAGGTATTCGACCGCGGTTTTTGCGTCCTTACAGGCTTTCACGTTTTCAATGGCGGTGGTATAGCTGGACTTGATGCCGCTTTCCAGCTCGTCTTTTTGGCGTTTTAATTGCTGGAATTTCGGGGACTCCGACCGCAAGATAAGGTTTGCCGTGCAGTAATCCTTGACCGCGTTTTTGGACTTCGCAAATTCATAGACTTTCTGCGACGGTTTGTACCATGCATTAACCCTAATGCCGTCAAGTGCGTTGAGCCTTGCCTCAAGCGCTTTGGAAACACTTTGAAACGTGTCTATCGCCTCTTGCATCTGCGCCGCGTATGCGTCCAGCTCGACCTCGTTGAGCGTCGCTTCTTTCAGCGCTTCAACATTTTCATCATACTGCTCGGCGACCTTCGCAAGCGCGGTTATCTGCTTTGCTTTCAGATAGTCCACAATGTTCTTTTTGTTCATGCCTACCTCCTGTATTTCAGTTGATCCACTTCACAACGGTATCGCCGGTATAGCCCTTTTCCCACACATACCACGCATACGCCACGGCGCTTGACGCTTTCTTTCCGTCTTTGTCGAACTGCCCGTTTTTCGCGCAAGCAATGCGGGAGCTGGAAACGTACACGACTTTAGGCGGCCATTTCTTGAACAATCCCCGGCGCTCCTTGCCCTCCAGAAATTGCAGTTTCAGAAACATCGCCACTTTATGACCGGGATCAATCAGCGTCATTGCGTGGTCTACGAACTCCGCCGCTTTTGAATATGGGGGATTCGTAATAATGTCAAATCCGGGAAATGGGGGGCGGCGCTCTGCAAAAAGTCCTGCACAGCGCCGTAACCCCGATCAATCAAGTCGGTAGAATAGACCTGATACCCGGCTTTTTCAAACTCCTTTGATAAATGACCTTCGCCGCAAGCGCACTCCCAAATAGCCGGGGCGAATGTTTCCACGTCCATAAGCAGCGCCGCCGCTTTCGGATCGGTCGCGTAATAGTCATGCGCCTCGCGTTCTTCCAGCGCGAAATTTCTCGCGCCGAGAACCGCATGAGCCGAGCGGCTGTTGCCTGT